CGGCCCGTCCATCTCGACGACGCAGGCGCCGAAGGTGTGATGGTGCTCGCCCTTCTTGCCCGCCTTCGAGGGAATGTAGTTCTTCTTCGTGATCGAGCCCGTCGTGGTCAGAATCTTCGGCAGGCGCGATTGCGGAGTAGGCACGGTCTCCAGAGCCAGCTTCGGGTGCCCCACGATGCCGGAACGCGCGGCCGTGATCGTCTCGAACCCCTCCAGCGGCCGCTCGGCGGTCGGCTGCGTCATGATGTCGGCCATCAGGACCAGGTGCTTGCTCAGGAGCACGCGCTCGCTGATGAGGTACGGCAGCAGTTCGGGCGCCCACCAGTCGTTGTCTTTCGCCCTCTGACTCCAGATGGACGTCGGGTTCTTGTAGCGGTACGGGATCACCAGCAGCTGGGCCTTATTGTGCGCGCAGTAAGTGAGGAGCGATTGCCAGGCCGCCGGGTGCACCGGGGTCGCGTTCTGCGCGGAGGTGATGACGTAGATCTGACGACCCTGAGCGGTGGCGATCTTCGACTTCAGCTCGCGCGACACCTCGGGATCGAGGCCCTTGCGCTTGTCGTCGTCGAGACCGACGGGGACCGTCCCATGCCAGGTGCAGGAGAGGCGTTGACTGTTCCGGTGAGCGTAACGGATCTTGCCCTCGCCCGGGGAGCCGCGATGCTTGGTCACTCCGGCCCGGAAGACCTCCTCGCCGCAGCTCGGACACGACACGACTGGTTTCCGCTTCGCCATCGGGTCCCCCTATTTCGCCCTCGACCAGAGACGACTACGCGGCTTGCGGCGTTCCGTCTGTCCCGGTGTCGGTGCCCACAGGAGGTTGTATCCGCTTTCCCCGCCGCGGTGCCTCGTCGGCGAGCGCGGCTGCGATCGTCTTCTCCAGCCGCTCCACCATCGACACGAAACGGGCCTCCGGCCCCTTCTGGATCGCGTATCGAAGCCCGCCTCGCGGCGCGAGCGCCTTGCGCTTGCCTTTGCGCGGGCCACGCATCTGCTGGGCGCCTGGGTTCGGCGGCGTCGCACCGGGCAACTGCGAGTCGGCGTCCGCCTCGGCGGCGTCATTGCCCTGGTCCGGGCCCTCTTCGCCGCTGTCCGGGAACAGGCCGTCGACCGCGTTCGAGCCGTCACCCGACTCCATGCCTGGCACCATCGGCTGCTGACCGAGCGGCTGTCCGTTGAAGTAGTAGGCGTCCAGCTCCTCGTGCTCCTCGTCCACCTCGTGGCCGAGCGCTTCGCGAGCCTGGTTGGGCGTCAGGACCCCGAACTTCGTCTGATTCAGGATCTTGTCCGTCTCGTCCGTGTCGTACTCCAGGTCCGTCAGCTTCAGCGCAAACTCGCCCGTCTTGATGCCGCCCAGCTCGGGGTTGAACAGCGTGCGCGCCAGGCGCTCCTCGATGACGACCTGGATCGGCTCGATCGCTCCGAACTTGTACGCGCCGAGCATCTCCTCGGCGGCGTTGCCTCCGAGCGATCCGGTCTCAGCCCAGCCGACGCGGTAGGGCGGCACACAGTGCGCGATCAGGATTTCCTTGGCCAGATCGCCACGGCGGAATCGGAAGTGACCCTCGCGGAGCAACTCGCCCAGCTTCTCAGCCTTCACCTCGGTGTCGACCGTGCCGGCGGTCACGAGCAGCGTGTGTCCGCGGCCCTTGTTCTCCTCGATCTGCTGCTGGATCTGCGCCTTGATCTCCTGGGCAGCCTGGTCGCTGTTCGCCTTGGCGTGAATATGGAAGTCCACCTGTCCGCCGCTAGCAAACCACGACACGTTGAACTCGCGGATGGCCGACATCTCCGCGATGGTCGGTACGGCGCTGACCCACTTCGGCATCCCGTACCAAAGCGAGCGCGGCGTCCACTCCTTGAAGATAATCAGCTCGGACGCGACGGCATTCGGGTCCAGATCCTTCGCGGCCTGGATCTGGGCCTTCGCGGCGTTGCCTTTCTTCGTCTGCCACTCGTACACGGTGCCCGTCTCATTGTTGATCGTGCACTGGGCGCCGAACTTCTTGAAGTAGCGGACGCGGCCCGCGCGGATCTGAACCCACTTGCGCGGGTCGAGTGACGCCCGGATCGTGTGCGCGGGGATCGGATAGAGGGCAGCCACCTTCCCATACTGGCCAGGCGCGGCGTCCTCCCGTACGACTTCCCACACGCCCTGCCCGAGCGCGAGCATCTCCCACGCGCCCTGATAGAGCATCTCGGAGAACGTCAGGTCGACACAGAGCGCGGAGACGGCCTCCTTCAGTTTGTTCGGCAGGTCGGACTCGATCAGCGTCTTGTCCGCTTCCTGACCTTCTTTCGGTTCGAAACCCCAGCCTCGACCGCACGCATCTGTCGCCTTCGCCATGAGGCAGGCGGCGTGAAGCGCGTTGTCTTCGGTGAGGTTCAGCAGGCGGTCGAGCGGGAGAGGCGGCTCCAGCGCGATGCCCTGCACGTAGAAGGTCGAGAACGGGTCGCGCAGCTGCCGAGACTCGGGCACCTCTTCGGCGCCCCGTTTGATGACGGCGACGCGCCCGCTGGGGTCCTTCTGTCCGCCCCAGTGCGTGACGCGCGCGAGGCCGGGCGCTGTGATGAGCGACGGCCCGCGAGTCAGCAACCGGAAGGTGTGATCGGACGAGGGTTCGAGCTGGCCATGCGCCTCGGCGGCGGCCTTCTGAATACGTACGCGGCCCCGAGTGCCCGCGTTCAACCATGCGTCTCGCTGAGTGGAGGGTTTCATGACGTGAGCCCTTATTCTACACCGGTTCAGTGACGCTCCTGATGCGCATTGCGAAGAAGAAGCAACGACTCCGGCGTCATGGCCCGAAACACGATCTCACAGCATGTGAACTCGCGCGTCGGCGTGGTCCACTTCTCGGCCTGCTCGGCCCACGCGGACTGAGGCGCCCGCTGCTTTGGCTTCAGGCTGCGATCGGGGCGATTCTGTGTAAATTCTCTCATAGCGTCCTCCTCAGGACAGGCCATTGCGAACGATCGAGCAACGCCTTGATGCGCTCCATGCCCACCGCCTCGGCGCCCTTCACTAGGTCCACCACGAACGTCGTCGACACGACGCCCGCAATGGCGGAGCCCGAGTCGACCAGAGCGACGAGCGTGTCTCGAAACGGATGATCTGAAGCGAGCAGTCGTACGGCGGCCGCGTCGACCATGAAGTATTCGCCGATCTGAGTGAAGCCTACTGGGGGTGCCATGATCTTCGTATCCGCTATTCGTAGCGGGGATCGCGGAACTTTTCCACGCCCTGACGCTGAGTGTAGCTTTTGGTAAAGGACGTCACGGAGAAGCCGGTGCGCTTGTTGAAGCGCTCTTGCAGCCACACGAGCGCCTGCGACGTCGAGTCGACCTGGTCGTCGTTCGCGCCCTTCGGGAACGAGGCCAGCTCTTCGATGTACGCCTCGACCCACGGAGCTATAGACGGGTCGGGCAGCCAGACGTTGCCGCCCTCGACGAGCGCCTGGATCGAGGCCGCGCGGGACTCCTTGCCGCCCTTCGGTTCCACCGCCACGAGTCCGGGCACGTCGGCCGTCAGGTCGTCGATCACAGCCGTCCCGTTCGCCTTGTCCTCGATCAGTCGGTAGGTGATATTCGGCCACGCGAACGCGGTGGACTTCACGGCGTTCTTCGTCGCGGTGTACGACATGCGGTCACGCACCTGCACGAGCAGGTAGAAGTTGGCGCCCTTGCGAACCCACGCCTGGCCCACGACGTAGTCACTGTCGTCGAGCGCCTTGAACGCACAGTCCCAGGACCAGCACGCGTCGTCGGCGCTCTCTGCCTGTAGGCGTGGGTCGATCTTGTAGAACTTCCACCACGCGCGCTTGAAGAATCCGCCCTCGGCGGGAGTCGGCCGCTGCTGGAGCTGGGCGGAAGCGCGCGCCGAGCCGAGCGCGCGCTCGATCACCTTCAACTCTGGGTCGCCATACTGCGACGGCCACAGAGGCTCGCCGTCCTGGGTCCGCGGGTCCTGCCTGCCGTAGCGCAGAGGCTTGGCGAACTTCGGCTCGTATCTGGCGGCCAGGTTCAGGTGCTCATAGTCCCCGCGTTCGAGGATCGCCGCCGACAAGTCCTGCTCGTGCGTGCGCTGTCCGATGACGAGCCATCGGCCGGTCTTCGGGTTGTTCGCGCGGGTGGACATCGTGCCGAACCACCAGTCGATCGCGGTCTGCCTCTGGACGTCCGATTCAGACTCCTTCACATTGTGCGGATCGTCGCAGGCGATCAGATGTCCGCCCTCTCCAGTGTTCGCGCCGCCCACGGACGTCGCCAGGCGCAGCCCCTTCTTGTTATTCTCGAAGCGCATCTTCTCGTTCTGGTCGGCCAGGAGCGAGTACACACTGCCCCAGCGATCCCGGTACCACGGGCTCTCGATCAGCCGCCGCGTCTCGACCGAGTCGCGAGTCGAGATCGTCTGTGAGTACGAGGCGAACATCATCTTCATGTCCGGCTTGAGCGCCCACAGCCATGCTGGGTA